AAAATAGGAGCAACACATATGGCTATTTCAGTACCACGTAAAAGTCGTAAACAAAAAGCAAGAGCAGCAGTTCGCAGAAAAGGCGGTGTTGCAGTAGTAGATTGGTCAGAATCAGAAAAACTTACAGGCGAAGAATTTCATAAAAAGCGCCATATGGCTGTGGATGACCTCTATCAGAATGTAAAAGGTAGTGATCTAACTGCTTTCATTTATACATATATGAAAAAGAACGACTATAGTGCTAGGGATATTAAATGCGCCAAAGCGGCTCCTAGTATTTCTCCTACTGCTGGTATCTATGCTAAACTATTAATTGACGGTATGCCAGATCTACATGAAGCACATGCAGAATACTGGAAAAGCCTACCAGGCACCAGTGCTGATATGCGTCCAGTGAGTGTGTTTGTAAATGATGCTGTTGAAAAAGCAATTACAGCAGGTAAACCGCTAGTGGCACAAAAAGAACGTGAAGAAAAACTTAAAGCAGAAGCAGAGGGTAAAGTATACAAACCCACCATTCAACAGATTATGCATGAAACTGCTATTAATATGAGTGAGGGTTTGGAAGAGATTATTGAAGAGTTTATTAAAACTCAAGACCCTGCTGTAGTTAAGAAGTTTGACGCATTCCGTGTACTAACAGCAGCAGAAGCAAAAGCAAATCATGCTCGTATTATTAAAGGCTTTTATGAGGGCTGTTATGAAGAATTGCTGGAAGTTAACAATATTCCCACAGCAACCCAGCGTAAGAAGCTCAGTGAAGTAGAGCAGGACCTTCTAGACCAACTTGAGGAAGGGTACTCGCACTATAGTACTGCACAAAAGAAAGCAGCGTTGGAACTGTACAAGAAGATCATTGATGCTTGTGATATGATTATTACAAGTCAGAAAGCAACTAAAAAGCCACGAAAAGTAAAAGAGAAGAGCGCAGATCAAATTGTTGCTAAACTTAAACTAAAGCAAGCAGATACTGATTATGGTATTGCTAGTGTGGCACCAGCGACATTGATTGGTGCTGTGTGTGCGTTGGTGTTTAATACTAAAAACCGTAAATTGGGTGTATATGTGGCACAGGATGCTGATGGATTTACAGTTAAAGGTACTACTCTACAGCGTTATGATGAGGAACAAAGTCTACAAAAGACTCTGCGTAAGCCAAACGAAACATTACCTAAAGTTAAAAAGACTACAAAGGCAAAAGCACTAAAAGAGTTCAGTTTCTTAAAGACAACTGAAACCAAACTCAATGGGCGTTTCAATGAGGAGACAGTTCTTCTGGCAGTTTTTAAATAAATACTAATGCAGGAGAACAATTATGAGTGCTAAAAATGATCTAATAAAAGAAATGGAACTTCGCTTAGGCGGAGGAATGGTTGATGTAGAGCTAGATCCTGAACATTATGAATTAGCAATTACTAAATCATTACAAAAATATCGTCAACGTGCTGAAAATGCTGTTGAAGAAAGTTTCATTTTTTTAGAACTTGTTGAAGATCAAAATGAATACACATTACCAACTGAAGTAGTAGAAGTTAAAGATGTGTATAGACGCACAACTGGTGTTAGTAGTGGCACTGGTAATGATATAGAACCATTTCAAACAGCGTATCTAAATACATATCTACTTGCAGCACATGGCTCAGGTGGACTAACAATGTTTGATTTTATGCATCAATATAGAGAAACAATGGGTCGTTTGTTTGGTGCAGAAATGTTGTTCACTTGGCGCCCTCAAGATAGTAGAATTATATTACATCGTAAAATTAAAAGAGATGATACAGCCGTATTACATTGTTACAATTACAGACCAGACGAGGGTATTCTAAAGGACACATATGCAGGTCCTTGGATCAAAGATTATGCATTCGCTCATGCACGTTTAATGCTTGCTGAAGCACGAGGAAAGTTTACACAAATTGCTGGCCCACAAGGTGGCACAACGATGAATGCAGACCAACTTCGTACAGATGCACAAGCAGAAATCGATAAACTTGAACAGGAACTAACACTATATAATGACGGTAGTGCTGGTTTAGGATTTGTTATAGGTTAAAATTGCAAAAATTTAAACACCATTGTATAATTGATGAAATCACGTATGACCATTCTGCTCTGATTAATTTGTTTAATCAGTTTCCTGACGAATGTCATCTTCCATGGAACAAATACAAAGCAGCAATAAAAGGCGAAAGACATAGTCATCAGCCCCGTGGAGATGGCGGGTTAAATGGAATTTTTTCTCCCTATTGGGAGGGAAAACAAATGTGGGATTACGAACCAGTCAAACAGGTACTAAGTTGTTTTAACTTTGTAAATCCATTAGATGAGCATGATATAACATTTATGACATATACTCCAGGATTTACATTTGCTAATCACACTGATAGATATTTAGAATACAATATTATGTTTCCACTTGTACCTGATGACGGCGGAGAACCTATCACTTTTTATAAAGGTGAGGACAAAGATAGAGATAACCCATTAGGTGTAGAGTACACATATCATTACAATACTACACATCCAACAGTATTCAATGGAAAAACAATACACAGTGTAGATACTATACAAGAATACCGTGTAATGTTTAGAATTAAAGTAACAAGCGAAACATATGGTGATATGTTAGCAAGATATGAAGCAGGCGAGTTTATAAATGAATAAAAAAGTAGTAGGAATTTGTGGTCTAATCGGACACGGTAAAGATACAGCGGCTGGTTTTTTAATTGAACAAGGATATCAGCGCATTAGTTTCGCTGGTGTACTTAAAGATACTTGTGCGGCATTGTTTGGCTGGGACAGAATTCTACTAGAAGGCAACACAACTGAGAGTCGCGCCTTTAGAGAGCAAGTAGATACTTGGTGGGCAAACCGTTTAGACATACCCAATTTTACGCCGCGTTATGCTCTACAACATATTGGTACAAACGTTTTCCGTCATCACTTTCATCCTGATATCTGGGTAGCGGCATGTGAACGTCAAATTGAAATGACTGATAAGAATGTTGTAATTAGTGATTGTCGTTTTTATAATGAGCTTAATGTTATCAAAAGATTGGGTGGAAAAACAGCCGTAGTGTGGAGACATGACAAACCAGATTGGTGGGCGACAGCATCTAATGTTAACAAAAGTGGAACTAATAGCCAAACAAACAATACAATGCAAATAGTTTTCCCAGAAATACACCCAAGTGAATGGTCTTGGGCTGGTTGGAAATTTGATTTTGAGATAAATAACACCTCCACTTTAGAAAATTTAAAGTCAGAAGTCCTAAAAAATCTTCATTAACTACATGGTTAACGCTATAATAGCACCCTTTTGGTGTACTTCGAATAAATAATGTTAGAACGAAAGTTTCTAAACTTTTTATAAAGGAGAACTCCAAAATGGCAAATCTTGTTTCACCTGGCGTACAGGTTTCAGTAACAGACGAGTCAGTATACGGCCCAGCGGGTGCTGGCACAGTCCCAATGTTGTTTATTGCAACTGGCGAGGACAAAACAGACCCAACAGGTACAGAAACTGACGGTATTGCAAAATATACCAAAGCAGCCAATGCGGGTAAGCCAGTTCTAGTTACATCACAGCGTGAACTTACACAATACTTCGGTAACATTGATTTCCGTACAGTAAGTGGTACAGTACAACAGGGTGATGAAACAAACGACTATGGTCTACTTGCGGCTTATTCATTCTTAGGTCAAAGTTCAGCGGCATATATTGTCCGTGCAAACGTTGATTTATACGGATTACGTCCATCATCTTCAGAGCCAACAGGCAATCCTGCTAACTTAACATATTGGTTAGACCCAGCAGGTACCTCTTATGGTATTCATGAATATAATGCTAGTGGAGCATGGACAGCAGTAACACCACTAGTAGAAATTGTAAGTGCTGCAGGTGCTTATACAACCGCAGTAGTTAATGATAGTTTCCTAGTTGAAGTTATTAACGGTGCAAGCGAAACACAAATTAAATATTATAAAGGCGTAGGCGGCGTTTGGGAAGCATTAGATAGTTCATACGCAACTAATGATGTAACATACGCTCCACACTACAGCGCACCTAGCACACCATCTACTGGTGATATTTGGGTAAAAACAACAGTTCCAGGCGGCGGTTTAAGTGTTGATCTAAGTCTATACACTACAACAGCAGGTGGCTTTACTGCTAAAACTGCAATTTACGCTAATGACAGTGCTACAGATCCAACAGGTATCGCCGGTGATGTTAACCAAGACGGTACAGCAGGCGCTGCTCGTACACTAGTTGACGGTGACATTTGGTTAGCAGTTGACACAACAAATGGTCTAGTACAGATTAAGCGTTGGGATGACACATCTGCACAAGAATGGGATGACATTGCAACTTCTTCTACAATCGCTACAGGCGGTTATGTAATGGAAGCAAGCACAAGTCAGCCAACAGGTTCCGCGGCAGACGGCGCATATTGGTACGATCCAGACGTTGACGATCTAGATGTTTATGAAGTATCATTAGACGGCGGCGTACAAAAGTGGATGAAAGCATCTGATGTACAATATGCTACAAGTGCTCCACTTACAGACTCTAGTGGCGCTGCTCTAGCAGACGGTGACTATTGGATTGATACAGACGAAGACGGTTATCCTGTAATTTACAGACATAACGGTACAGCATGGATGCTAAAAGACAACACAGATCAAAGCACAAGTGACGGTGTTGTGTTTGGTGACATCACTGATCTAGCAAATACTGGCGGCGCTTATGTAGCGGCTGCTGGTGTACTAACAGATGGCCCAAATCCTTTGGTTTATCCAGTTGGTACTACAGGCATTAACATGTGTCGTAGTGCTGGTACTGTTCGTCAGTATGATGCAAGCCTAGCAACTTCATGGAAATGGAGAAATGCTGCTGGTAACCAAGCAAATGGTAGTGGTAGTTTCTTACGCAAGGCACAACGTAAAGTGGTAGCAACTGCAATGCAAGCAAGTGCAGCAGCTTCAGAATTACGTGAAGACAACATTCAATTCCGCTTAATTGCTGCTCCTGGTTATCCAGAAATGTTTGACGAAATGGTTACACTAAACAGTGATAGAAACGAAACAGCGTTTATTATTGTTGACACACCAATGCGTTTAACACCAACAGAAGCAGTTAGTTGGATTCAAGGTACAGATGCAGACGAAAATGGTGAAGCAGGCCTAGTAGGTAAGAATACTTATTCTGCTGCATATTATCCAAGTGCATTGACAACAAACCCAGCAACTGGTGATAGTGTTGTTGCTCCTGCATCACACATTGTACTTTACACATATGCATACAACGATAATGTGAGCTTCCAGTGGTTTGCTCCAGCAGGTCTAACACGTGGTCAAGTTCAAAATGCAACTAACGTTGGTTACTTAAACAGTGAAGACGAGTTTGTTCCAGTAGCATTGACTCAAGGTCATAGAGATGCTATGTATGAAAACAAACTTAACCCAATCGCAAGATTCCCTGCAGAAGGTATTGTAGTATTTGGCCAGAAATCACTACACACTGCTGCAAGTGCTCTAGATCGTGTTAACGTAGCACGCCTAACAGCATATTTGAGAGAACGCTTTGCGGTTATTGGTCGTCCATATTTGTTCGAACCAAACGATCTAAATACACGCAGAAATGCTAAAGCAACATTTGATGGCTTTATGGGTAGTATCCTAGCACAACGTGGTGTGTACGATTTTGCTGTTGTTTGTGATGAAACAAATAATACACCAGCAAGAATTGATCGTAACGAACTATATATTGACGTTGCTATTGAGCCTACAAAGGCTGCTGAATTTATCTACATTCCAATTCGTATTGTTAATACTGGCGAATTATAAGATAAGTTAGCATATAATTAGAGAAATGGCAGTGCTGAAAAATGCATTGCCATTTTTTTCGCCAAAAGCATAAATAAGAGTATAGTATATAATACTTGATAAAGGAGAATTATAAAATGGCTGTAACAAGTAACTTTGGCGTACCTACACCGGACGACGGAACCGGTAGTGTTTTAATGCCGAAACTACAATATCGTTTTCGCGTCTTGTTTGATAATCTAGGCGGCAGTAGCGATGGCAACACTTTTGTTACTAAAAATGTTGTCAGCGTAACAAGACCTACTCTAGATCATGAAGACGTAACAATCGATGTGTATAACTCAAAAATCCGTCTTGCTGGTAAGCACACATGGGGCGATGTAACATTAATTATCCGTGATGATATTAATAGTGATGTAGTCACTGCATTAGGTGCTCAAATGGCATCACAAGTCAACCACTCTGAACAAAGCAGTAGAAAAGCAGGTGGTGATTATAAGTTTGGTATGAGAATTGAAATGCTAGACGGTTCTAACGAAGGCGATGGCCAGGATGCAGTAATTGATGCATGGACTTTAGCAGGTTGCTTTATTCCTAGTATTCAATATGGTGATTTGAACTATGCGACAAGTGAAGTTGTACAGATCACAGCAACCATTCGTTATGATAACGCTAGTAATGAAATTGGCGCTACAGGCGGTGACGATCTACTATCTTCACCTGGCGCAGGCAGTGATAACGATCTAAGAATTGCTGCTGGCGGCGACGCAGTAGCATAATTTAGGTTTAGGATAAGACGATGGGTCGATTTCTTGGTGATGCAGCATCTGATGTTTATGCACAATCGGCTTCTGGATCTAATACGATACAGTCATTTATTCCTAGATCCAAGTTTCAATTTATCGTTAAAGTAACATATAGGAATCCTGAAGCACCATCAGGATTCCAAGTTCTTTATTTAGATAGAATTGCTTCTATTGGCCAACCTAGTTATACAACTAGAAATAACACACTTAATCAATATAATAGAAAACGTACAGTACAAACTGGCGTAGATTATAATCCAATAACATTGGCTGCATACGATACAAGAGATGCACAGATGGAAAAGTTTATAAAAGATTATACAAATTTCTATTTTACAGGACCTATTAACTCTGAAGCAACATCAAGAAGTTTTAACTATGATGTTTCAATGGAAAACTTTACTGACGGTTCTTCCAATCACGGTTTACGTTTACAAAAATACAAATACTTTATATGGATGATTGAAATTATTAAAACATCTAGCAGTCAAGATTATAATGTAACAAAACTTTACAATCCTATGATACAATCTATAGCAACAGATGAATTGAATTATTCAGACAGTGGCCCTATTTTATATAATGTAACATTTACATATGAAGGGTATAATGTACAAACTTATAATTCTGATCAG